TTAACGGTTAAGATCCCCTCGTCTTCTTCGGCATTTCCGTCTAAGTCAACCACTTCTCCGGTAGGGTTACGCGCCGTGATATTTGCAACGGTTCTTTCAATATTGGCAAAATAGAGATTAACGGGGGTCTGGCTCTTTTTCCGTATATCGGTGCTGTCCCCGCCACGGTACAAGGCGTAATTGGAAAGAAAATCCTCCGGCTTGCCTATCCTGTCCCGCTCTGCCTTGGCGATATCGAATAACTGAAATGCAAAATCAGGGACACCAGCATCGCCTTTAGGGGGTAAATTGGTTAAGCTCCATTTTTCATCAAGTGGCATTATTTAACCTCTTCACAATCTGGCTCACACGCCCCCTTGAGACACCTATTTTGTCAGCGATTTGGGCCTGTGTCTTGTCTTGGGCAATCATGTCTAAGATAAGCTGATCTCTGGTTTTCAGGTTTTGGCCTTCGTGGGTCTTATTCCAGGTATCGGTGATAAATTTGGCAGCCTCATCCCTTACAGCCTCTACCCTTAAATCCCACTCCCTCTCAAGTTCACCATCATCGTAAACCCTCACGTTGGGGTCGCCCTTGTACGATTCGGGCGGCAGAGGCACAAACGGGGAGCCATCAAGATTAAGCACCGTCAGGTGTCCGCTTGGAGCCAACGGCATAGTGCAGGACGGGCATATCATGTCACTGGCAAGCGTTCCCTTCACTTCAGCCTGTTTTGGCAACCGGCCATCCCCGGCACCCCCGAAAGAAGGCCATCCCCACTTGCGCCAGGGATCTATCAGGCGAACCATGGAGCCATTACAGCGTGTATTCGGGTTGAATAGCTCTGACGTATTGTGCATTATCTTTTTGCAGTTGGGGCACTTGACTTGTAAGCCTTTCATGGTGTTCTCCTCTTCCCTCTCAAACCGAAATCTTTTTGCAATGCACCCCAATCCTCATTGCTGACATGGCTCGGCCTGCTGATAACATTCGGGTTATATTTCGGTACTGCTTTATTCAATCGTTCCCGGACTGACTGCCACACGCTTTTCTTTTTCTTCTTCGGCTTGACCTTGACAGTGGCAGGCTGATCTTTGTTCCAAACATCAAGCTTTCCTTTCATGATTCGGAGAGTTTCGGCTCTGTCTGTCATTATCCGCTCCCAAGATTTTTAAGAAATTCCATAGACTTTTTCAACACACGCTCTTCGTTCTTATTCGGTTCATCACCAGGGAAATCAAGATCATCTCCTGTGCCGACTGTGAAGACCTCGCCTTTTGGACTGCCAATGAAGGGATCGCCTGAACCTGATTTGACCCCTCTGTGGTTAATCCAGGCCCCCACCACTACGGCAATCAGGCAGAGAAGGCCACCACTGGCTATTGTGATGATGGTTTGTAGGTATTCAGGCATCACATATTTTCCTCCACGTTAAACACATTACTCCGAACCTGGCTCATCCACATCACCCTCGACAACAGAGAGTGAACCATGCCACCTACCGCTAAAATCGCAGGATCATCCCGCTTAAACTCCTTCATCCGGGCTCTGATAATCGTACACCCCCCAAAAAATAACCTTGGGTCGTCCCTCGACATCCCCATCGAGTTTAACGACCGCACGTAATTGTCGAATATCTTAGGTGTGTAGAAATCATCAGGTGGCGTTATGGAAATAGCCTTGTTTTCCCCACCATATTTAACTAAGGTTTCATTCTTCAGGGCCAATGTCGTCAAAAACCTCTCCGGGTCTCCGTACCACACGTCCAGCAATTCCGGTTGAATCCCAAACCCCCACTTATCGCGCAATCTAAGGCACTCCTTGAGTAATGTGGGGACATCATCCTGTTCAACCTCATCAAGTAGCTGGAACTTTGCATTAGAGGCGTCATAGTGTTCCCTTTCAGCATTTGGCCGGACAACCCCCATTATCGCAATGTAGCCGGGCATGAAATTACCTTCATTTGTCACCTCTGACGGCCAACCGATGCACCCATAGATAGCATGGTATAGTTGCCCTGTTTCCGTGTTCTCGTACCACCAGGGATTCTCCATGATCGGCTGTTGGGTCACTATTGCCTCATCATATCGCGCCTGGGCCGTTTCCAGGGGATGAGGGTGGGTTATGAGTTTTATGATAGAGGTCATGCCACCTGTTCCTTCGGGTAGTCTTGAAAATTGAAGTTATCAAAGAAATTCGCCTGCTTAATCACACTTGACAGCCCATAGCGCCCCGCGTCAATACAGTGGTTATGCCTGTCGACTATCTGTGACAATATTTCATTGGTCTGCTTATCGACCTTAAATGAATACAATCTGTGTTCCTCTGCCGTGTGCTTACACCTCTCATGGATGACGATCTTCTCAAACCCCTTCATTACCGCGATACCGTCTTCCACGCATCCCTTCCACTTTGGAGCCGCCTCAATATTGAAACCCTTACGCTTCATGTGGCTGATTGTCTCCGGTCTGGCATTATCAGCCTTGATCAAATAGACATTAGCCCCTGGTACAGTCTCGAACAACTCCGGTAAGTCATCCAGTTCAACCCCTAATCCATATGCCTCATGGTCATAGAAGAGGCAATTATCCTTGATAAACATCCTCACAAGCGCTGTGGGGTCTTGAGAGAAGCCCCAGTCAGCCCCATAATAGAAATTGACATCCTCCGGGGTCTCAAAGGTCTTGATCTCATACCGGCCTTTAAAGATAATCGCATCACTGATAATTCTACAGTTACCGTTCCAAACATGCTCATACGCCTCCGGGTCTATTTTGAGCATATACCGGCGCTCTTGGTCCAACACATCTGGAAAATGTGGGTTGTCCGTCCAATTTACCTTGACACATACCGAACCAGGGGGAGTGTTCAGCACGAACCTTTGATATGTGGGGTCGCTCTCTTCGTTCGGGTTGAAGGATATCCATATCTCTGACCCTGCTTTCCTGATCGTGGGTATCAAAACTTCCCATGAGTTCTCGCTTGTATTCTGCGCCTCTTCTATCCAGCATATGTCAATGCCCTCTGTGGACTTGATCTCTTGTATGGACCGTTGCAGGCCCTTAAAAATGAATTGAGCGCCCACTGAGCTTGTAATATTTGTCTGTGTAATATTGAACCATGCCTCAAGGTGCATCTCCGTTATTTGATCTGAAATCAATCTGTGGACTGAATCGGCTATTGAATTTTGAAACTCCCTGCCGCATAATATCCTCAGTGGATCTTGATACGCTTTAAGAATCAAGGCTTTCGCAAATGACCAACTCTTAGCCCCGCCTCGGCCTCCATAATAAACCTTGTATCTGTGGGGCTGGAAAAGAGGCTCGAATTTTGTCGGGAATACAATTGAACTCAATTTGGCTCATTTCGTTTAAATTAGCAGGGGGTGGAGAATCGCTTAAACTCATTTTAACTCAATCCTTTATCGGTTGCTAAATCTCATATCCCCGCTTAGTAATATCAACCACTTACGCCAGTGTCCGATAATGTCCAATCTGTAAACACGATTTGTAGTTGTAAATTCAACAACTTAGACCCCCAAATAATCAATTTAAACTCACCCAAATAATCAAGGTAACAGGGCAAGCTAAACTAAGTTCAAGCTGTTTTAAATTGCAATAAGTCACGCTCAATGCTTATACCTCTCAAATAGCACAATTAAAGCGAATAAAGGGTGATCTGAATCAATTAGATTCAGGCGCTGCATTGGTGAATGAAATCTCAATTTTAGGTGGGTTTTTAGTTGTAATTTCCTGCTCTGTCTTGTCTTTCCAGTTGAAATTCTTGAGAGCAAAAATAGGCCCGGCAGGGTTGCCCAGCTTCAATAAACCCTCATATTCTCGCTCGATGAATGAGCGTGCCCTTTTTATAGTGTAGGAGAACGCTTCTTTTTTCTCATAATCATAAAAGCTTGTTCGGTCACAAAATCCCAAGAATATAACCAAGTCAGAAATGGTAATATCTGGCACCTCAATTTCCTTAAACCCATCTTTCTTGTTACCAATCACCCGCTTTGTCTTACGGTATCCACCAGCAAAATACTCGTCAATCTTAGCTTGTAGCGCCTCTGCTGTCTCATATTTTGGGCTACCCGTTGGCATTGCTAAAACCTCTTATAAAATTACCTGCCCTCAATAGGCTCCGGCCTGGTTTCTTTGATTAGTTCCGCGTGCTATCCTGTTGG